ATCGCGATATCCGATATCGGATGCTGTGAATACTTTTTGATATTTGTCCCAAACAATCTTACCGATACGTCCTTCTTCCCTCGCATCTTCCATATACTTCGCATAGTATGATCCTTCAACTCCCAATGTAAATGAACAATAAAACTCTTGCTGTATAAAATCCTCTGACATGCCGGCTTCACGTTCTGCTTGAATATCTGCCTCAGAAACAACTCCCGTATCTGCAACTGTTAGCAGCTGACAAAACCATTCAGGGTTTACTTTTGCCATTTCATAGATATCTTTTCCGTGATTAGAACCCCTCGGAGTAAAATTAAAGACAGCCCATCCACCATTTTCAACGAGTATCGGCCTAATAAACTGCCAAGCTCTAGGATCTTGCAAACTATATTCCGTAAACACACAGCCGATGGGATTAGTCCCGACAATGCTATCGATATTATTAGTACCAATGATTTGTATAAGAGAACCATTTCGTAATCTTATTTTCATTTCTGTCGAATTAGTATTTCCTTCGATAAGAGCCTCAGGAATATGTCTAAGCAAGCGCATTCCATCTTTATCTATTCCGTCCCAAAGAATCTTGCGTCCCTGGCTAAAATGCGGGAAGAAGTAATAATAGATCCCAACTTTTCTGCATGCTTGCATAATTAGATAGTTCCAACAGGTTTTCTCTTTGCCTGCGCGTCGATGCCAAACAAGTACAAATCTTTTGAATCCCGCTTTTGCAGCACGCCAAAAGGCTTCTTGATAGGGGCGACATTTATAATTATTAGGTAAGCGTATTTCTATTTCTTGTTCCATAGACCTCTTTGTTGAATACGGATAGATGTGAAGATGTGGGAATCGAATCCACGACTCAAGGTTTTCTTGCGTATTTCCTTGCGTATTACCACTATACCAATCTTCCATTTTTCATAAGGGTTTCTCGACTCCCCGTAAATATCTTATGATCAACTAGATATCTCCTAAACTCTCAGACATTATGAAAAATGTTTTAACCATATATTCAGGGATACTATAGAAAATATTTTCATAGCAAGTTAAAAAAAGAAAAGGGTTCAGTAGAAGGTTTTACAAGGATGGAATCTGAGCGCCCTTTTCTTAAAATATAGAGTAACAAGCCTCTATATCACGATGATATTTGAACCTAGAGAGGCTTATTACGAATTAAATGGGAAGGTCACAACGCTTAATTTCTCAAACAAAAAACTTTATGGCCTTCCCAAAATTAAACATGTGGCAGATCCCCAAAAAACATCAAAAGTAATTTACAAGACCTGCCACCAAGCTTTATGCCTTTAACCAACGAACGCTTTCATAGGGCCTATTTTCATTCATTCGATCGCCATAGTCATTGTTGTGGTCATGTCTATCGCAAAAAACTTCGTAATGTACTTCACCGTCTTCGTCTATTCGAATAGTTTCTTTACCTTTGAATATAGGCTGCTTACTGTCTTCTAAATGTTTTTCTGAAACAAGATCTTCGCCGATAGGTAAATGAAAATGATAAGGTTCCGTAAACCCCGTACTATAACCAAAAAATACTTCAATAATAGTCATGAAAGCCTCCAATTATTATAAAGAACTGCTATAAATAACATTATTATGGCAAATACATGTGTGAGTTGCCAAAAACATGAATAAAGACTACGTTTTTTACACCATTCTCTCATATGCTCCTCAAATGTAAGGCATATTTATATAATAGGAACTATTTATCTTCAAGTAGGAAATCATTTAAAACATTTAAAATATTCGCCAATTCATCTTCGGTTTTTGGCCAGACATTTGGACCATAATTCATCATATCCACAATCATCTCAGATGCAGCATCAATCGATGATCGCATTCTCGACGCCTGCAAGGCCATTAATTGTTGATGTTCTTTTTGTTCGTCTATTTCAAATGTTATTTTCAATTTATCCCCCAACGTTTTTGTATTCGTCTATCTATTAGATTATGACTGTATGTGCTCTTTCCCATGCGCATATTGCCAAAGTCCTTCTTTTTACATTGTGATAGATATTGTAATATGACTTGAGCTTCCCGTTCTATATATGCAACTGTATAACGCTCATCTTTAGAGGGCGCAACTCTGCCTTCGCGGTTTTCAGTTAAATGTCTAATGCCTTTAGTGAGTGTCAGGAGCATACGTTACAACCTTCCAATGCGTTACTGATGGATATTCAGCTTTAATTTGTTCTGGATCTAAACCGCAGCCCCACGCATACTTAGCAAGAGGAACATAATAAACCACCAATGCATCAGAAGGAGGACGCGGAGAATCTATGGGTGTCCAACTTTCATCCATTATTTAGCCGCCTTTTCTTTTTTCTTTTTGGTTCCTTTTTCACACATTATTATTTTTAATGATGTAGCATGCATGTTCAATCGAGATGTAGTCTCGACCAAAGATGACTTTAGGGATGAAATATCCAATTGACATTGAAATAATTCAAACAATAAATCGGACATCTTGTATCCCTTTTCTTGGATTCGTTTAGTCATTGATGCTTCGAAAACGGCACGAAGACCTAAATCATCCTTACCTGTGAATTCAGTAAACGTATCTAATATACTCATTATTTGCCCTTTGTTTTTTGAATAAAACTAATTCAGAGAATGTATTTATCCATCTCATGTTCCACGTTTTTTTTCTTTAATCGATCCTTTTTAATTAACCAAACATGTTCTATGATCAATTTCATGTCTGCGATATCTTGAGCACATCCAACAAAATCATATTGTAAAGCTCCCATTTTTTTTTCCATTTGAATAACTAAATCAAATAATCTTTGTTCCAGCGTTTCAATTCTTTGAACAAGGTCCATTAGTTTTTCCTTTTACCAACATCTTTACAAAGCTTCTTTGTTTTATTAATTATAGGATCGCGAACATCCATGTCGGAGTTTTTTTTCTTTTTATTTATTCTATTTTTTTTAATTAAATAAACATCTTCGATGATTACCTTCATGTCTGACATGACTAAAGCACATTCAACAAAGTCATATTTTAAAGCTTCAATTTTAATAACTAATTGAAATAATGTTTCTTCCAAACCTTCAATTCTTTGGACAAGTTCCATTAGTTTTTCCTTTTGCCAACTTCTTTACAAAGCTTCTTTGTCTTGTCGATTATCGGATCGCGCACATCTCTATCGATCTTCACAAGCTTTTCATTTTTCTTCTCAGCGCCTTTGAGCGTTTTCACTGCAATTTGGGGCTTGCCTTTCTTTATATCTTTTTCGGCAACTTTTATGCTTTCCGTGACTTTATGCATCTTCTTATCCATTTTACCTTCCATATGTTGTTCGTATATTTCTTTCATTATATCCATGCTTTCAGAGATGATATCGGTATCCTCTAATCGATATATATCTCCATGTAAGTCATTCCACGCGTGCATCAAATCTTTAGAATCACAATCTAATACTAGAAACATATGCCACACGTCCCCGAATGCCCACAACGCAAACTCTTCGTCTATTATATTATTAAACATTTCTATGCTCTTAATGGGATTATATTTCACTTCTAATTTATACATTCTTTGATCTAAATCATCGATTCGTTTAATAATTGCTCTTCGTACTAAACCAAGAACAACTATTTCGTATGAATACCATGTACTAATTACCATACCTACTATGACTGCAATACATATGATAACAAGCTTCATTTCGGAACCTCGTCAATTACTATTTTGAAATTAATTTGCGTCGCATTGATGACAGGCGTATCGCGATAACCCAGATGTTGTTTAGAGAGCCAAATCATCATTTTTGTATCCTTTTCGAAGAGCGCTTGATGCCACATTTTCTGAACCAAAGATACACGTCTATTCTCTCTTCCGGCTTGCAAAATACCGTGAAAACGTTTTTCTAAAGTATCTACAGAACACTCAACAATTGTTGCAATTGAAGCCACAGGAAGCATTGTTTGTGCTAGCTTATAAATTAGTTTTTCATCCAAGGGCATAGGTTTTCTCCCTTGCCCGGGAATTATGCCGCCGCGCGGTTTTTTCGATGGCTTTACAACCTCAGGAACAACAGTGAGTTGCTTTTCCTTATTCTTAGCCATTAGATGAGTCGATTGTTTTGTGTTTAACTAATAGACAATCGTGCATGGTTTCTTGAAAGTGATCTGATACCCATCCCTCTTTTTCAAGAGTGTTCAGTTTTATCTGAAAATCTATATCTTTTTTGGATAATATTATGCATTCATAACCCTTCATTAGAAATTCATAGTACATTTTATAAATACTTATAGAATTATTTTTTTTAGCCTCTGCGCTATATAATTCGTAATAATGAGCTGAGGTTTTTTGCAAATCGGCAATCTTTTCTTTGCTTCGATACATCGTTTGACTCCATTTTAATTTAAAAAAATGTTTAATAGATCGTTGCCTTATTTTAGCAGGTCAAGCTTTAAATATTTCCATTTCATCCATACTATATCTATTCCTGAAAGGTAAATTCATCCTGAACGACGTTAGAGGCCTTCTTTGGCATTTGGCTCATTTTCGCTAAATCTTCACGCTTAATAGCTACCAGTACATCAATCCCTTTAGCAATTGCCTTAACACTCTCAGCCATTTCCTTTATATTCCATGCCATATATTTAAGACTCACTTCCGTTCTCGGAAATTCCTTTTCTGCCATATGCAAAACCCGTTTTAAATTGATTCATTTTCACGTCTAAATAATCTTCGCGCAACCTTTCATTATCATTTATATTTTCAATCATTTTCCAAATTTCGCAAATCTCAGAGCCGATTTTTTTATTGTGATCTGTAAAGCTATCATCTCCAAATCTCATGGCTTGCATCACGCAATATAAACGATCTGAAATTTTTAGCAGTTGATCGAAAGTAGCAGTGCAATCATATTCTTCCATCACGCACCTTCAACAGTTTGATCGTCAATTTCTTCGCGGCATACGCATTTAACTTTGTGCAAATTAACAAAAATTTCTTTTTTTCCTGGAATATGAAGAAAATTATTATTTAAATTTCTAAAAAAAAGAAGTGATTTTTTAATATTTTCATCGACAGAAGGTTCGTTTGTTTCAGCAGTCGCATGTTCGTGGTTAAAATAAAAATCCCATTTAATCATTATTTCTTTCCTTTTTTCTTTGGTATTTTGGCCCCTGATTTTCTTGCTTCACTCAAAGCGATCGCAACAGCCTGTTTCTGAGGTTTACCTGCATTGACTTCTGTTGAAATGTTATTACTAATAGTTTTTTTACTTTTACCTTTCTCTAGTGGCATTTTGTGTCCTTTTACGGTTCGACCCGCAAGTAAATATTTAATACCCTATTTCTAAATAATCCATTTTGTAATTCTTTGACAATACCTTTCTCAGTTAAAATATCATATTCACGTTGATTAAGTATAATTTCCAAGAAATCGCATTTCTCAATATCCTCTTCAAATATTATCCGCATCACGGTACCCCAATGGTTCGGCTTGTAAAATAGATCTCACACGAATAACTGTTTTCTCTTCGGGGCCATAGAATTTATAAATATGTTGAGCACAGATACGTCTATCATCATCGTAAACAATTTGTTTCAACGCATTAGTAACGAGATATGCGAGATTATCGGCATCTGGCTTCTTATCAGGCAAGATAACGCGATTCAGCATTTGCGTTCTAAGTGCTTTGGATGCACCTTTAGGAATGGGGAAAAAGAAAACGAGAGTTAGTTCGATTGGCCCGGTCAAAGGTTCCGAAGGAGCAAATGGCCGAATCTGCCATTGCATTTGCTCTTTGTCTTTTTTTGATGGGTCATAACAGTGACCATTCTTAGTCCATCGAGTTTGTTTTTGTGCAACTAATGGCTGGAAAAGTTCGAACTGAAACACTAGTACTCCTACGTACTTTAAATTTCAGAACTAACAGTGAAGCCATTTATTTGAAAGAATTTATTTTTCAGAGTGAAGTTTGCAAAATTTCTTCGAGTTTAGTGCACTTTGATAAATGTATAAAAAATATATTTCATGAAAATTTGAAATAAAAAAATCATCGCTTTTTTTTTGAATTACATAGTTTTGAATGCATATTTTTATATAATTACTTAAATCTTTAATTTGTTTCTTGATTTCTAATCTTTTATCCATTGTTTCTAATCCTTTTCTTCTCTTGTTCTAATAAAGCCATTTCTTGATCTAAAAGTGCCTTTGCATCCTCTTTCATTATTATCCATGCTTTACCTTTTCTAAAGCCGGCTATCTGTCCGGTTCGAAGTAAATAGTAAAGTCGTTGTTTAGGAAAGGGATTTGGCAATTTTTCAGCTAAAGCTTTCAATACTTGATGAATAGAAAAATGCCCTTTGCTGAGATCGAAAATTAATTCGCCATTGGATTTTCGATAATCAGAATTATATTTATTAATTCGATAATCATTTAGAGATTTTTGGGTTACAAAAATGCGTTTATTTTTTTTAATTATTTTAAGTCTATTTTTTCTGGAAGCGACATATAAAGCTTGTTTAGTTACGTTACATATTTTAGCTGCATCTCTCAAAGAAAAAAGTTCTTCTTTTATTTCATCTATCATGGATTCCTCGATTTAGGTGGGAATGTTTATATTTGTTAACAGGTTATTTAATAAATCTTCAAAAGTCACTTGACCATCTGTTGCTTTTTCGATTATACAAGCATTTTTTAAAGTAGGCTTAGTACTACCACGTAAATATCTATAAATTGAGGTATAGGAAATTCCTGTTTTTTTTGAGAACATTGCAGGATTTAATCTTTGTTTAATCAAATAATCTTTTAATAGCATATTAATTGTCACCTTTTGTCACTTATGCATTGATCGTAAACTATTGTTAGTGATAAAGTCAATACCAAACAATTCAAAAAGGAAAGACCATGATAGAACATAATGGAAAAATGTATGCTCGCGTATCTGAAATATTACAGCCATATACCAATTTTACAAATATAGACCCTAAGGTTTTGGCTAATAAATGTAGAATAGGAACCGAGGTTCATCAAGCAATTGCAGATGATATAAATGATGATTTCATTTATCTGCAAAAAGATTCTATCGGATATTTTCACAGCTACGAAAAATGGAAAGATGCATTGAAACCTGTATTCAAACAATCGGAACAAAGATATTTCTGTGATAAAAAAATGATAACGGGACAAATTGATTGTTTGATTACATGTGAAGAGTGTCTCACAAAAAAACATATTGTTTCGGAAGCTCTCATGTTGTGTGATTTTAAAACATCAGTTAATGAATGCAAAGAATCGTGGCCCATGCAAGGACATTTATATAACTATCTTTTGATTCAAAATAATATTATTCCTTATGTAATTTTTCTTTTTATAAAATTAGATAAAAATGGGAAAATGCCACAAGCTTTTGCATATAAATATGATTCAAATATCAATGCAAAGTGCATGCAAGCCATAGACAATTTCTGGAATAAATAAAACATGTTGACAAAAGATGACAATAAATGACAATAAATGGCATAATGGAAAGTAATAAATATTAAGAATAAGAGAGAAAAATGGATAGTGAATTTAAAAAATTAACAAAAGATTTAACAAATAAAGAAATTAATTATATTTACATTTTACTTTATTGTAAAAGCTTTGAAGAACTTAATAGTAACGATTTTGAGACAATTAGGAATTTGTTAATAGAAAAATATCCAGAATTTTATTTCAAAGATCCTCTTATAGCGTTAAAAAAATATGCTAAGGAATTTTATGAAGAAATTATACAAACACAAGAACTCGAAGATTAAAAAGAGTAAATAACAAGAAGGATAGAAAATGGAATCAAAAGACATACAAGAAGATGTAATCAAAATATGTACCGATAGGCATATAAATAACATATATACCCAAATAACATACTATCTAATAGCTATTAATATTA